TTGCCATTAACCTCAAGACGGCCTCTGTTGTCAATATCCTGCACGAATACCTTAGAGAAGTCCTTTACTATCTCTTTTTTAGCAAGTGTTCTTGTGATGGTCTTATCCACATCAAGCACCAGGGTATTGCCCTCGCTGCGTTCCGCAATCAATCCGATTGCAGTAGACTTGCCTACTCCCGGCTTACAGTAAAGCATAGCGGTGTAAGGCAGATTAGAAGTTTGAATTTTCTTCAGTTCCATTGTTGTACTCTCCTCTCGTAAACTCTATATACTGCTGATTAGGGTCGTAATTTAAGCAAATGCTTGAATACTCGCATCTGCGGCCATACATATTGCAGTGGCAGGTGTTCTTGTAAAATTGCTTTACACCTTTAAGTTCCTCACGCATCAGCAATAAATCCTCATAAAACTGTTTAACCTCTTCATCCGTCCGCTCAATTTTGAGCAGTCGGATTTTACTGTCAGTATCGGTGTCATACCACTCGACCATACGCTGATAAAACTGTTCATCAGTCTCATTCTGCTTCTGTCTAATCGTAGGTTTCCTACAGACTGTGTACCAGACCTTCCGCCTATCGCTTAATAGCATATAAGCAAGAATCTGTTCATCCCACAGTAGATTGTACTCATACTGTTCAGTTATCTCTGAGCCGGTTGACTTATGTTCTACGATATAACCATCCTCTGCTATAGCATCTATGATACCTACGAGCTTATCGCCATCTCCAAGATCAAGTTCAAGCCTTTTCTCAGCCTCCACAACCTTAAAGTTGGGGTAAATGTATTTGTAATAAGCCTGGGCCATAGCCATTTCCTTGCTATAGTCATTAAAATCAGGTATCTGCCCATTGTTGATCTGTTCAAGCAACTTATGGTAGTTGCTACCAATCTCAAGGGCCTCAGCCTTCTGTATCGGCCTTAATCCCTCTATGTAGCGCAGTTGATAGAGTCGCCTGCATGATTTGAAAGTTTTTAATTTTGATATTGATATATCCATTTACTCATCCCTTCCCACAACTAACTCAATCTTAGTAACAGTGACTTTGCTAGGTGTCTGCAATCCATTCTCGATACTGTAGATTGTCTGCTTTGACACGCCACACTTGTCTGCAAGTTCCTGCTGACTAATGCGTTCCTTGGCTCTGTACTGTAACATTCTATCCTGTAAAGTTGACATATCAGCATACCTCCTTTCCGCTTTTTATTTTACCTTTATTTTTTTATAATGTCAATATAAATATATATATTTATATATTTATTTTTATTATTTTTTATATATTTTAGTGTAGGATGTAGGATAAAGGGTAAAAATAAAAAAGTTTTCAAGAAAATATTTCTCTTATGTAAAAGTTTATTTTCGCCCTAAATGCTACATCCTACACAGGGGATTAAATCTGTTCCATAATTTCCTTGCGCATCAGTTCGATTGTGCCTCTGACCTGGTTTGCCTCAGCCTCAAGATTCTCAAGTTGCTCCTTAAGGTCTTGCAATCTAAGAATTTTATTCATGAGCTTATCAGCATCAAAGGCCTTTTTGACCGGCTCTGTCTCCTCAGCCTTAGGCTGATTAAAGCACTTCCTGATCTCAGCCACATCAAGCATCTGTGTGGTTGTAATTGGCTGAGGTACATCATCCCAATCCTTTTCGTAATGAAGCATAGCCTTGCGCACACCACCATACTGCTTAATCAGATCACGAATGTGATTGACTTCTGATTCTGATAGCGCATAGCGCTTCATTTTTGAGCCGGGGTTAGAATAATCAAGGTAGTTGATGGTGTTATTTCTGCACCAATAGCAGATTGTGGAATAATCCACTCCTAAGATTCTTGCAGCATCATTTGCGTTAATTTCTGTAGCTGGTACATTCATTGTATTATCCTCCATTTGATAATTTAAACGCCTTTTTAGGCGGTTTACTGTTCGTAATGATAAATGTATTGATTTGATATAAATAATGGCTAAAATCGCCCTTATTTTGATTCATTAGCCAAGAATTCAATAATTGCCTGCTCGATTTTTTTCTCATCAGACTCCTCTGCTAAGATTCGCTCCAATTCTCTCTCGCTCATCATTCTTCCCTCCTTATTTAACCAATTTTGCCTTATATCCACTCTTGCTAGGTCTTAAGTAACCTTGCTTTACAAGTCCATTTAATACTTTGCTGACCTTTATGCGCTCATCATGTGTAAGTTCTGTGGATATGCTAGGGCCATGACCTGTTCCATGTCTGCCGGCCACTGCTGAGTGCCATTCATTATCAATTCTGCCGTACATCGCAATTGCGATCACATTTCTCCACTCATCTATAAACTCATACCCATGATGCTGAAATGATAAATGCCATTCAGCAGTGCGTTCATAATCTTTTTTCCAAAACATATCACCCTCGGCCTCTGCTGCCTTGGCTTGTTCCATATATTTGTCATGTTCCTTTTTGCATTCAACATCAAACTCAGCCATCTTTTTATTTTTCTCTCTCAGCGCTGCTAAGATTTTATTCTCAAGATCAGTCATTTCTTTATCTCCTTGTTTGTGTGCATCTCTTTATTACAATACTATAATACCTCTATGAACACCCTATGTCAATACTTTTTTTGATTTTTTTTGATTTTTGGGTCAAAAAAAAGAAGGGCATCCTTGCCCTCCTTTTTAAAGCTCTGAGATTTTTAAAAGAACACTCCGATACAGTCCAGGATTTAGCACCATAAGCGCATCCATGAGTTCGTCAAGTATTGGGAATGTTTTGGGTAGGCCCTTCTGCCTGACTATCCGTGAAAATTCACTGTCTGAATAGCTGATCTCTCCGGCGCTATATGAGTATCTTGGCTGTTCCGCCTCTGGCGCCTTAGGGGTCATGTTATCCAAGATAGTATAGTAAGCTGCAAGTTTAATGCAGGTACTCGCATTCGGATTTCTAATGCCCTCACATTCTGCAATTGCCTCTCTCAAGTCCTTTTCCGTAATCATCCCATGTGTTCCATCTTGTCAATGAATTTCCTAAACTCCATTTTAGTGTGTTCATCTGGCGCCTGACTCATCAGATCACGAAGCTCCTGGACCATCATCTTATTGTCTCTTGAGTATCTTCCCATAGAATCTCTGCGTCTGCCTCTTGCGTAAGACATTCCGCCATCCTCTCTTGAGTAGCTATCATCCTCATAACACTCGATGATTTTATCAAGGTTCTTGATTGTATGCGCAAGTTTATCCACGATATCAAGCGCTCCAAGATCAAGTTTGCCTTTTTCTCCGTATTCCTCAAGCTCATCACAAAGAGTCTCTTTTAATTCATAAATTCCGTGCATTGTTTATCTCTCCTTTCCTCATGCTATTCTCTGCACTACCAAGTTGGCATTTTTCACATTGATTGCAGGTGCAGGTGTACCTGTGGATGTATTCTCCACACTCACATTAAAGCAACATCCTTTAGGCACTGTGACAATCGCAGTAGAAGTCACATTTCCATAGTTATCGTCAGTATCAGTCGCTTCGGCAGTTGCCGCAGGTGTAAATATTGCCTTGCTTGTAAGCACAGGCTCTCCATCAATGGCGACTGAGATACTTATTGGCCCTACAGTTCCTCCGTTAGGTACTGCGATATTGCCATTAAACGTTACTTGATACCTTGCAAAGCACGATGAAGGATTGTTTACAATACCTCTTAGAGTTACAATTCCACTGCCTTCTCTATGAATGATATATCCTTTTGAACATCCGATTGTGGTGTTCAAAAGAACCTGCTGATTTGGCTGAACAGTCTGAACAGGATTATTAGTAAACTCTGCCATGCCCTACCTCCTTACATTCCGCATCCACAACCATAGGTCTGACTGCAACAGTTAGGATTCTGAACGGTATAGCTTGGGATTGCTCTAGGGGCAACATACTGTTCCACCTCATTCGCTAAGGCTCTCTGTCCTGCCTGTATAGCCGCAGTCTGTACATCCTGTGATGCCTGTCCTCTAGCGTACATGAGTTCACTTCTGAGCTGAGCGATTGTGTCATTCTTCTGCTCAATCTTGTCTGCACAAAGCTGATTTAATATAGCCTGTGTCTGAGCCTGTGTTGCAGAAAGCACATCCTTGATTCCGTCAGAAAGTGCGGCCCTATCAGCGCAGTTCTCGGTAGCTACAGTGTACTTAAGATCAGCGATATTAGCTCTGTTCTCGCAGCAGCAATTCTGTAGACTCATACCGATACTGTTCATACCTGCGGTCTGTGCAGTCTGCGCCGCATAACTTCTCTCAAGGTCTGCAATCTGATTGGAGTACAACTGCTGAGCGAGTGCGTTCTGTGCGCCATTTACTGAGGCGTTTACACCTGCAAAACCTCCACAAAGCTGAGTGGAAAGTGCGTTCATGCCATCTCTGATAGATGTAACATTATCGTTGAGGATTGCGTTCTGAAAGCCTGCATTTGTGTTCGCATTGATGCCCTGCTGGCCGTTAAAGAGCCAAGGAAACTCGTAGGCATTACCGAAGCCGCCATAGCCTCCTCCGAATCCATTACCCCAACCGCCGCCTGCGAAAAGCAGAAGTAGGATAATCCAACCCCAATCATTTCCAAAGCCACCGCCAAAGCCTCCGTTTCCGCCATAAGCAGGCGCAACAGGCATAGTGGTTACTACTCCTTCGTTACCATCTGTTAAAGACATTTTTTTACCTCCTATAATTTTTGTAGGTTAGCGGCTCATCACTTTTGATGAGTCGGTTCCGACTCCTCATTTTTGAGGAATCGGTCTGCTCCTCAAATTTGAGGAACAGATATATCAAGGCTATGCGCACTTGCCTTAATATTTATTATGTGTTATACTCTTAATTGTAAAAAACCATATTGATCATCTGTCATAAAAGGGCATCGCTTTAGGGCGGTGCTCTTTTTGTTTTACTCGCCAAAAATTTTTTCGAGTTTTTTCGAGTTATTTTCGAGTTAAACTCGAATTAAAATCGAGTTAACGTCTGAAAAACTGCTGTATTATGGGATTGTTACGCATACTCATTACCGAGTTAACTTGGCTTTGTGATACCTGCCCTGTGTTAAGCAGGTATTGGATGATATCGTTAGGATTATTCATGTTTACATTCTGTGGGATATTAAAGCGCCTAGATAAAATCTGCATTGGATTTTGACGCATCTGATTATAAATATTCATAATATCGTTCATATCAAGCTCCATAATCTTCTGATCTCTTAATAAAATCTGCTGCCTGTTTAGCTTGTTCCTTAAGAACATCAATTTCATTCCACAACTTATCTAATTCACTCTTAATTTGCTCATTTGGGGCGATTTCAGTCACTTTTTCTGTTTGAACATCTTCCTCTCTGACTAATTTATATTTGTCGAAAATAGGCCTATCTAATTGCGAAAATCCCATAGTCTTTGTATAGATATAGGGTGCATTTTCGTTCTTGAAAGTTACGGAGTTGCCTGGGGCC